CTGAGGTATCACCTGAGGTATCACCTGAGGTATCACCTGTACATCTATACAGTGTTTACATCCCCCTCAATAGGTGTATGATGAGTCCCAAGTAGTAGAAAAAGAGGTCAACCGGAAAGCGGCCCTCACGCCCTTCAGGAGCTATTCTTGCGGGGGTTGCAAAGGGGATGCATTGCTGTATGATGACACCCCTAGCAACAAGGTTTGGCAGGAGGCCAAGCCTAGATAGTATTAGCAGGAGCCACACCTACGGGTGGGGTTCAGCGACTAGCCAGCCTCTATAGGCTGAAGCGGATGCTAGATAGCATTCAGTGACACTACGCAGTTACGGGATTGTTCGTTCAACCCTAGCTCTGCGACTAGGCCCTAAGTACCCCAGTTGGTGACAGGCTGAAAGCATATAGAGCATGGCGAGAGCAAGAACAAACCGAAGGACTGTATGAGCGGATAGGGAAGCATAACCAAAAGCTAGTGGGCTTATTAGTCACAAGCAGAGGGGATTGTTTCAACCTTGATAGAAGGCGCTTAAACCTTCTAGCGGATAAAGGGCGCTATAACCTTGAATCGTTTAAGTGTGGCAACGGGCTACTACCTAGTCATTGCAAGATAGGCAACCATTATCTCCTAGAATGGCTCTGACAATCTTGGTGTTAAATCTAGGCTTGAAACTCACCACAGCAGCACACCAGAAGGGAACCTAGTTCCCGTGGGGTGTTCTTCGATTACTAACCTACAGATATACGTCAATAAACCTTAGGTGTCAGAACCTAATGGAACGCATAGCAGGATGCTTAGAGTTAACGTGAAGCGGGTAAGGGTAGGGATAGTTCGGGGAATTACCTAGTCAAAGGGTATAAGTCGCAATCGCGCCTCGAAGAGACTAGCTGTTAGCGGGAAATTAAAACTTAAAAGATGAAGCAACACCCGCCCATCTTCATCAAGCATTAAACGGAAATGTTTAATGTATGCACACTGGTAACAGGTTTGCAAACGGTAGGATGTTAACTAGCACTTAGCATCCTATTACGTTTGTGAGGCTACATTCACAATGTTGTATAGGGCAATTCTGCCCATCATGTACGTCTAAAAGGAATACCATTATGTCACGTTCACAAGGTCAGATTGTCAAGTCAATCGAATCATTCGCCAAGACAGGCGCTCAACAATGGGATAAGGCAGCCTACCTCTCGTTTGAAGTGGTAAGCCATTATTGGGGCAAGGGGAATGGGGACTCTTCTCTCATCGTACAGTTGGACGCCATTCTGCCTCGTATCAATGGCAATATTGCCAAAGCATTCCGCTTGGTTGTTGCTGAGTGCTCCCCTGTTAAACTCTGCAAAGATGTAACAGATGAAGAGCATGGCATTAGCTCCAAGAACAAGCGCAAGAAGCTTGTGAAGGCAAATGAGCTGGGATTGCTATTGGAAGCCCTGGCCACTGGCGAAGGTGTGGCATTGAAAGCATTCTTGCCTACAAAGAAAGAAGCTAAGCCTAAGGCTGTTAAGAGCTTTGCTGACACTCTGAAGGCTAACAAGGTTAAATTCCTTGAGGGTGATGATGAGTTGAGTGCTGGCGACTTAAAGGCTGCTATGGAGCAGTTGGAGGCTATCAAGGCAGAGCTACAATCTAAAATCGATGCTGCTGCTGAGTTGTTGGGGCTGGACAATATGGAAGCCCCTGAAGGGCTTGAAGCGGCTGCTGCATGAATGGGGGTAGGGAAGAGCGCATCCAAAGGAGGAGGAAGAGGGAAAGGGCGATAAAGGTGTGTATGGATGATAAGTGTCGTTGTTGTAAAGGTAAGTTCCCCGCCTGTGTGGACAGGTGTCCTCTCATAGGCCCCGAAAAGAAAGGGGCCATTTTAAAAAACTTCAAGTCAATGTTTCCCCTAAGCAAATAAACAGTGTATAAACGTGAATAGCCTTGAGGGGTTATTCCGCTTGTTCATTGTATAAACAAAAGAGGAAGACAACATGCCAAGAAATAGAGCAATACGGGTTTATGTAAACACGTATAAGGACAACCTAGTCTTTGTCAAGGGGGGTGATAAGATTCTCTTTCCCATCTCCTGGCTGAATGGTGTTCACACATATACTCATGCTGAAGAGGTGTTCCCTGAGATATTGGGGCCATATGCTATTGGGTTCGGGATCAATATCTCAGGGATGAATTATGAGTTTGGTAATGGCCTAGTTATTGATGATGGATATGTAGAGTTGAGCTAAACAGCCTGAACAAAGGGGTGACATATGAACGCTCTAATGCATTGGGGGAGCATAGCTACTGTGACGGCTGCGCTATGGCTTGCTGTCGTGGGCGTGTTCTTTGTAATTGGAATAGCATTGATATACATTGGTATGCCCGAAGAGGGGCGTGTTATTATTGCAATCGGGAACAAAATGTTTCCATTTGGGAGTAGTGAGTGATATGAAGAAACAATTAGGGTCTGCTGTGCTTGGACTGCTAGTAAGTATTATCTTGCTTGCTGGTGTGGTTGGTTGGGTGTGGAATATCGTAAAGATCGTTGGCACATTCAGTGATGTACTCACTGGCATGTTTATTGCCCGGTGTATTGGGGTGTTCGTTGCACCTCTTGGTGCGGTGCTTGGTTTCCTGTAAGCCTTAGCCTCGTTAAACACCCTCCAACCAATGCGGTAGCTTAGGGTGTACACTTAAAATGGCTCACAGAGGCTTACAGAGCCTCCTAGGGCTATTTCTGGAGTGCTTTCTGACACAATGAAAGGAATATAGTATGAAACAAGATAATAATAGACAGACACGTAGTGTCTGGTCCCCACCTGCAAATGAGGGTGATATTCCGAAGTGGGTGCAAAGGATAAGGTTGCAGCCTGAAGTGACAGCTTCGTATCTCCAAGTATGCAACCTCAACCCTTTAAAAGACTATGTGGTGGAGGAGGAGACCCAGACCCATTATCACATCGTTAATGAGGACGGGAGCCTGTTCTCCGTCCTAAAATGCCTCGCCTATGAAATAAAGAAGCCTTTGGTTTCTTCCCTCCCTAAAGCCCTCGTCCAACTAAGCAAGCGTAAGTTTGTGGCTGGGACTATGGTGAGGGTGGTTAATGGTGGTCAAGCTTACAGCTCGGCACCTCATTTGGCCGGAACTTTGTTGCTGTCCAATTATTACTGCCAAGGAAGTAGTTGGGCGACTATCCAAAACCAGGTGGGAATGGTCCTATCCTATACCGAGACTGAATGGAAAAAGGTTTACGGGGTTCGGATAGATGGCGTGGATTACGCTATTGGTGAAAGCGGTTTGGAGGCCATACACAATGTCTAAAATCATTGGGACGCTCCGCATCAGACGGTCTCCCTCCGGCCTCTATCATCAAGTAGAATACGCTCCTCCTGGAGCAACTACTGTGACGCCGGTGAGTGAGGGCCACACCAAGCGGTATCAGGCTGTCTATGCTGCCAATAAGCTGATGGCTAGCCTAAGGCGTCAAGGTGTTCAAATTGTCGTGGATTATAGGGGGTAGTATGTTCCAACGAGAAGATAAAATCGTCAATGACAGCAATGTGCTGTTGAGTGCATCTGAGCCTGTAAAGGTGTTGGATGTTATCGTCTATCCAGTGGAGGCAGGAGCCGCTCCCTGGCGCTTTGTGTGCCCTTCTGACTGGAACCCTGAGGGTAGCTGTGGGTTTATAGCCTTTCGTCGCTTAGACGGCACCCTGAGCCTCCTGAATAGCAGGGATGTGATGCAGATAGACATCAGCGTTGCTCGTGATGTTGTTGCTGGGGATTATGAGGAGACATCAGAATGAAAATGATACTGACAACACTCTTCATCCTAATGGCTATTGGAATGGTTGTTTTGTGGGCGGTGAACAACATCCGGGAAGAAGAGGCTGAGGCCACTGGTAAGCCTTTTAAATCAATGTTAAGCCATCCACTACTCCCCTCAGCATATTTAGTATTCGTGCTGTTAGGGTTGTTTACGGCTGGTATTTGGGAGAGTTGATATGAAACGTCTACTTCTTCTGGCGGCTCTGCTGGCCAGCTCAACTACTGTGACGGCAGCAGGCGGGAACACTGTCTGCTCCAACTTCATCCGAATGGCTTATGAAACCAAAGATGCAGCCGCCACTGTTGAAAGGGCATCCCACCCTGTCGTGTGGCGAACTGTGGTGAGGGTTCATGGCTCTGTTCCTCCCGCCTTGAGGACAGACTATGCCTTCGCTTACAGCTACAACATGTTGAGCTATTGCAAAACCAACCCCAACAATGGCACATGGGAGGCCAGTGAATATGCATTAGACGAAGCGAACAAAGAGGTGTTTAATTATGAAATGTAACAGAGGCTTTACCATCATCGAGTTGATGATTGTGGTGGCCATCATTAGTATCCTGGTAGCAATTGCACTCCCTGCTTATGAGCAGTATGAGAGTGAGCAAGTAGTACAAGAGTCTCAAATCCGCACACCAACATCACCAGTCTTCAAGGACTAAACCATGCAAAACCCAGCACGTACTATTAAACAGATCGCCATCGCCGCCATTGTTGGCGTCACAACTCTCGCTATCGGCCTCAACTCCTATACCACCGTTAAGGTTGGTGATGAGAAGGTTGGCGCTGTCTTCGGTAAGGTTAACCCACAGGAACTGAAATCCGGCTTTCACATCGTCAACCCTCTGGCTGATTTTGAGGTTTACGATGTTCAAGAGGTTAGTTACTCTTGGGATAACATGCCCATCCCCTCTCAGGACAAGCTGCGTACCAGCATGGACGTCACGGTGATCGGTAAGTTTACCCCCGGCTCCACCGCCAATGTCCGTAAGCAGTTCGGCTCTGCCAAGGGTTACATCAACAACCAGTTATTCCCTCGTGTACCCTCGATTATGGTGGATGTTGGTAAGGCTATAGCTGTTGAAAGCTCTGACTTCTACAATGAAACCACTATCGAGAAGATGCGGCTTGAGGGCATCAACCGGTTGAACGACGCCCTCACAGGCTACACAGTGACGGATATCCTCATCAAGGACATCAACCTACCGCCTACCATTGTAGCGGCTGTTAAAGCGGCTGTGACGGAGCAGGAGAAGGTAGTTAAGCAACAGTCTGCCCTTGAGATTGAGAAGTTGAAGGCTGCAAAGCTGACAGCTATCGCTAAAGCTGCTGACGACTCTGCCTCTTTTAACGCCTCTGCTGTAAAGAAGGCTGCTGATGCTGAATTGTATCGTATCACGAAGGTGGCTGAAGGTAACAAGGCTCTGGCACGTAGTGTCACACCTGCCCTCATCAAGCTGAAAGAAGCTGAAGCCAAGCTACTTTGGAACGGTGTTATGCCCCAGACAATGCTGGGTGATGGCACGAACGTGTTGATGAATATGAAATAAGGGGTTTACACTCATCGAGTAGTTGCAGCAGGAGATCAACCATGAACAGAATCATATTGGTCATCAGCTTACTTATGACATCTATTACTGCGAGAGCAGAGGTTTCATATATGGGTCTGGAGGCAGACGATGTGCTGTTCATGAGTGGACCTCGGTTCGGTGAGAGTTATCCTTGCAGCAACTGGTACAATAATGGCTCCATAGCCAACAAGTGGTGTCATGGTATGGTCGCCAAGGTGACACACTCGATACTGACGGAGGCTGGTGCCAGCGAGTTGGTGGGACATGCTGGCGCTGTGATAGTGCTGAGTCTATGGGAATCAACCAACATACGGTTTGACCCGACAGACATCGTTACAGCGCCTCTAGTGTACAACATCAATGAAACAACCAAAGCTGCCATCTCTTTGGATATGGGTGGTGGCATAATCATGTACTTGTCGAAAGACTTCTGAGGGGTGATAGTGTAGGAGAGCAAGACGAGGGGTCGAAAGGCCCCTCAATATCTCAATATCTAAATATGTATTTAATATAATTAGTATTAAGTGTATATTTAAATATTATAGTAAGTGGTAGTAATAATATTCTTAGGAGTATCTAGTAATATACTAGTAGTATACCTAGGTATTAGGGTAGCATAAACTTAAATAGATATCAAGAGGACTTATTATGTCTGTAGATTTTGATGTTCATTACACCACTACAAGTGGAAGCCAGGAGGTTGACTACAAACACGATGCCCCTTGCTTCGGTATGTTGTGTGAGTACAACGACATGGACAATGTAGTCCGAACGAATAAGGTTGTCTTCCATGCTCGTAGGTGGAGCGCAACCCGTGATTGGAAGGTATGGGCACGTTTCCTTGAAAGCCTCCCTTTCATCCAGGATTCGTTGTCGGAGCCAATCGTCTATGAGCGTTCGAATGACAATCAAGAGGTGCATGTCCGTTGTGACATCCCCGCTGATCGTATGTTGAATGTCCTCTCGTTGTTCCGTGTACCTTACACCCATAGACAGGCCATCAGAGCTTTTGTTGTGATGACGGATGCAGATGTTGAGCCTAAGGTGGCAGCTACGATTGCCTTGGGTGTGATTGGACACCGAATAGACGGCATCGCTTTCTGTGACAGCTATGACCCCGAGCACAGCATTGTCAATCGTATGGAGGTGGGTATGCTTGATGCCATCTCTCTGCACAATGTATTGTTTGGCAGTGATTGGGCATCTGTATACAACGGTGAGCAGGAGTTATACTCAGAGTCTCTCACTTATCGCCGTGGTGAGCAGGGTGACGACAATTACATCATGGGCTGGACACAACCTCACGGGGGTGTTGACAGCTCTGCTGATTCCATGTGTCACACCATGATTAGGGAACAGTTCCCTGAGCTGTGGGATAGAGTGAGACGTGGCACGGGCTCCCTTCGTGGTTCGGAACGCCAGATGGATATTAACATGTTGGTTAAAGCGGCTGAATGGTTCGAAAACAAGCTCAAGGAGGCTTGATATGTTTCCAGCATTGGAAAAGATAACTATCGGGGCAGACCCTGAGGTGATGGTGAAGACACTCGAAGGTACTATGACGAGTGCCATCGGTAAGGTGGGTGGGAGCAAGGCTCGTCCCATCCCTGTTCGCAAAGGTGCTCTGCAAGAGGACAACGTGATGGCAGAGTTTAATATCCACCCTGCCTCCACTACCTCTGAGTTTGTTGAGAACATCAACACGGTGTATGCAGAGCTTGAAGCTGTCCTCATCCCCCAAGGGCTGGAGCCAAGCATCACGAGTAGCCATGAATTTCAAATGGAGTTCCTGCGCTCTCAAGGCCCCAAGGCGATGGAATTCGGTTGTGGTACAGAATGGGATGGGTGGACTGAGAACATCCTCCAGAAGCCAAATGGCGGCCTCTCAGGGCTACGTACAGCAGGAGGACACGTTCATGTGGGATATGATGACCCTTGGGACGATGGTAATTATGCGTTGGCTCGTATGCTCGATATTGTTCTTGGGGTGCCTTCCGTTCTACTTGATTCTGACACTCGTAGACGTTCTCTTTATGGCAGTAGCGGGTCTATGCGCCATAAGCCGTATGGCATGGAGTACCGTCCACTATCTAACTTCTGGCTGAAGAGTGATAGCCTGAAGGCTTGGGTGTTTGATAGAGCCAAGTGGGGTGCTAAGCATTTGGATGAGTTGGAATACATGCTAGGGCAAGTGCCCAGCTCCCTCGTCCAACAAACAATCAACAGTGGTGATGAGGCAGCAGCTCGTCATATCGTGGACACATTGAATTTGAAGGTGGCGTGATGAGAGAGTTTAAAGTTGGTGATAATGTGAGGGTGGTGAGTGCATCCTGTGGTTGGGGCTTTATCAAGGCGGGGGATGTTGGGGTAGTGATTGAGGTTCCGTGTAGCTATGGAGAACTTCAGGTGGATTTCCCCAATCAGGGCCGTTGGCGTGGGGTAGAAAAGGACTTTGTATTAGAAGCCCCTTACCCCAACCCACCCCATAAACATGCTGAGGTGATTAAAGCGTGGGCTGATGGGGCTGAGATTGAGGCTCACAACAGCCTCGGGTGGCATCCCTTAACCTCACCATACCCAGAGTGGAGGGGGGCGATTTCTTATCGCATCAAACCCGCCTCACCCTCCCCTGCTGAAAAGGAGCGTGACGAGATAAAAGCCGAGATGGAAAAGCTCACTAAGCGTCTGGAAGCGTTGGAGGTGAAGTGATGGAACGATCCATAATGTGTGCAGATGACCTGATGGCGTCATATTGTCACACATATCTGGCTGTAAAGCTGGAGGGATGTGACGCCTTTGATCCGATTTACATCGAGAGTGCTTCAGACCGCTCCTCTGGCCCAGTTTTGATTGGCGTGAACATGAGAACTGAATCTGGCGTTGAGTTTAAGCCGTTTCATAGTGGAGCGGAAGTGCAATGGGATTATCCTGAGCTGGGTATGGTGAATCTTACAGACTTTGCTGTATATCATCGCAGGAATGCTCAACGTCAATGGAAGCGTGGTGTCCGAGAGCATCAAATCACCAGTGCTATTGTTGGAAACCACATGAGGCGCAGAAGAGGACGGTCTTCCTTCAGCTTCACCTCTCGCAATCACATCCTAGCCTTGTTCAATCCGACGTTTGAGCCGCTGGAAGCGTGTATTCAGCACGTATTAGCTGGCCGTGGGTATTCACAGGCTTTTGATCGGGATTGGGCTATCATGGCCTACCCTGAGATTAAGCACCCCACGGTTGTTTATAAAGAATCGGTTGTCGGTGTTGTGAAAGAGGGAGAGTGCGTTCTTCATGAGAGGGCGTCCCACTTAGAGTCTACACTGGCAACAATACTGGGAGGGGCTTGAGATGCCTACCATTGGTGAAGACTTAGGCCACGGACAGGGAAGTATAACCTGGGATTTACACCCATCTGTGGTTGGATGCAACGGTGTAGGGATTGAGGTTGAGCTGGAGGGCATAGGCAACCTCAATCCCCCAACACCCAGTGGGTGGAGGCTTGTGCCTGACGGCTCTCTGCGTAATGGCGGAGTTGAATACGTGTTCGATGGTCCCACAGGCGGGGCTGAGTTTTACAATCGCATGATGCGGTTTGGGGAGAGTGTTGAGGGGTTGTCCTCCCCACCACTATGCTCTGAACGTACCAGTGTCCATGTCCACATTGATGTTCGTCATCTAGAATATCCCCAGGTGTGGAACATGATGGTATTGTACACCATTGTTGAGCCCTACCTGTTCACTCTATGTGGAGATAGCAGGGAGCACAATATCTACTCTCTATCCTACGAAAAAGGACAGGGACAAATCAGTAGCCTAGCTCGTATGAGGACGCTACAACAACTCCTGAGGTTGGGGGTGGAGCATAGGCCCAAATACTCCGCCATGAACATTAACGCCCTGCTAGACTTTGGATCTCTTGAGTTCCGAGGGATGGAAGGCACCTATGACGTACCTCGCATCATCAACTGGACCAACCACCTCCTGTCTCTGTATGAATATGCAAAGCAGTATCGAGGTTCTGTCGAGGATCTGCCTGCCCTGATGAGTAGGCTGCAGCCTCGGGGCTTCCTTCGTGAGATTTTTGGAGACCTCACTTCTGATGTGATTGAAGCGGATGTGCGAGAGCGTGTCTATCGTGGTGCTTGGGTGGCTGAGGATGTATTGTTTGGTGGACGTTTGGAAGGTATCCGAGAGGAACTCACTGAAAGTGAGGGTGGGTATGATTTGCTGGAGGCGTTTGGTGTGTCTCAACAAGCAGAGCCCACGAGTATAGCTACGAACTATTCTGGTTCAGGAGCCCGCTTCATGCGTTCCACAGTCGGTCAGTATGCACAACCAGCTCCAGCGCCCGGAGGTCGTATGTACAGCTATATGACTACCACGGAAAGAGAAGAAATACCTCCAGCCCCACCGCCCCCCCAATCTGAGGCTAGGGTGAGGTTGAGTGGTGCAGCCCGAGACTACATGAACAGCCATCATCCGAGAATCCGGGTTAATCCAGCCGATTCAAGTATTGGCTACCGTCAAGCCGTGAGGGTGCTCCAAGCAGCCTTCGGTGATGACACTAATATTAATGTTGGCCCACACGGTATAGGCCGGTTGGGTGAAATCTTTTCAGAGACGTTAGAAACGTCAGGAGGCTAGTAATCTGTGCGGCTTAGTCGGGATTTTCGGGTCAGGCATCTCCCTCCCAGATGTCAAAGTGTTGAAACAACTAATCTACGTTGATAGCTTACGTGGTCACCACTCAACAGGCTTGGCTGCTGTTGGGTTTGATGGGAGTATTGAAAGCTTTAAGAAGGCAGTTGATGGCCCTGATTTCCTCCAGTTGGATAAGACTGAGGCGATATTAGACAACGGTATTATGACTGCTGTCATGTTTGCCCACAACCGATATGCCACTAAGGGTGGTGTAAGTACTAAGACGGCACACCCCTTCACTCGTGGTGACATCACATTGTGCCACAATGGCACACTCACCAGTCAGTATTACATGCCTGCCGGAGCAACGTTTGCTGTAGACTCTGAGTGTATTGCCAATGCCTTCAATGTGGACGGGGCAGAGAAAACAATCCCCACACTCCGTGGAGCCTTTGCTCTCACTTGGTATGATGAGAGTAAGAAGACCTTCAACCTCGTCCGTAACGATGAACGAACCCTGTGCTTCGCCAACCACAAGGGCCGTAAGGTGACATATTATGCCTCTGAGCGGAAGATGTTGGAGATGGTGTTAGACCGTAACAGCATCACTGATGTCGATTACATCGAACTGGCTCCTGGTAAGTTGGTTACCATCGCTCTTGAAAAGGGCTCCATCTCTCTTCCCGTGGTGAGAGACATCACTGTCCAGGGCTCTGAGTGGGGCTACGATAATGGTGGATACGGTGGCTACCACCAAGGCGGGAGTGGTCAGCGAAAGAGCACCCTCAAGGCCTCGAAGAAAGTTGTAACCCTGCCAGCCCCATTAGAGAAGTGGGGGTTTAAGCCGGGAGAGAAAGTTGAGTTTTACTCTGATGGGGTGGTGCCTTACAGCTCTTCAGCTAAGACTGGAATAATGCACGGCATTGTCACAGAGGGCGAATGCCTTGATATACGGTCTTACCAAGCAGATATTGATGCCCTTGCTGGGTTCTACACAGGAACAATCTCCTGTGGAACAGACACTGGCGAACTGAAATACCTGGTTCTCACCAATGTCAAACTCTGCGATGTAATTGAGGGTGACGTAAACAATGCAGGACGGGAAGCTGAGGTTGAGGCTCTCTCTGAAAAAAAGCACCAAGCGTAGTGTCCCAGGAAGGGCTCCTTGGACCGATGAATGCAATCATCTCGAAGCCCCAGTTTGTAAGAGTGGTGGCCTCTGGATGCGTACACTGCGCTTCTTTTATAGAACCATCAGAACACAAAGACATCACATGGATGGATGACGAGCACAACATACCTAGGCCGGTGTGTGTGTCTTGCTCTGCCATGTCCGCTGCATCAATCGAACTAATGAAACGTCAATGGGGAACCATCTAATGGCCACTTTTATCCTGCCTTACCGTGCTGCATCTGCATCTGCCCGTGCTCTTTCTGAAGCCCTGGGCTGTCGTCGTATGAGGGTTGACGGCTTAACCACCTCTGATGGGCGGAGCCTCACCATCATCAATTGGGGTAACACCCGTACAGACCTGTCTCGATTCTCTGAGGCTAATGTCTTGAATCGTGAGATTCGACCTGCCAGTAATAAGCTGGCGTTTTTCCAGAACATTGAGGCGTGGAATATTCTGAACACTGGTGATGGCATCAACTACCCTCCCTTCACCACAAGCAACGCTGTGGCCCAACAGTGGCTGAACGATGGTAAGAGTGTTGTCTGTCGTCATGTCCTGGCTGGCCACTCTGGTGAAGGCATCGAACTCATCATGCCCCCTAGTGGCGAGGATGATGAAGTACCCACTGTACCGTCTGCCCCTCTATACACCATGTACGTCCGTAAGCGTGACGAGTATCGTGTTCATGTGGTGGGAGGTACTGTGACGGATGTGCAGCGCAAGGCCCGGAATACAGAGGTTGGGGATGATGATGTCAACTGGCAGATTCGTAACCACGGCAATGGCTTCAACTTTGTCCGTGGTGGTGTCAATCCTGATGCCTCTGTCCTTGAGCAAGCAAAGCTCACTGTCCAAGCTCTGGGACTCACCTTCGGTGCTGTTGATATTGTGTGGAACAACCGTGATTCCAAGGCAACTGTTCTGGAAGTGAATACAGCTTGTGGCTTGGAGGGCACCACCCTTGAGCGTTACACTGCTGCCTTCTCAGCAATGGTGTTGGGATCAACTCCTGCACAGTGGGAACCAACTATGGATGTAGTGGCAGAGGCCACTCCTATTCCTGTAGCCCCTTCTGTGGTCCCTGCTGAGCCATTCTCTGTAGGTACACGTATTGTACGGAACGATGGTAATACGTGGTCTACAGGCTCTTCTGTAGCTGTTGTAAGAGAGGTTAGATATAACGAGGGCGGAGACTCACGATTGGATCGCATCTACATCGTAGGGGGCTCTTACTCTTCCAGAAGCAATGTCACCTTAGCTGATACCTCGCCTACCCCTGTAGCACCCCCCGTAGAGAACGTTGGTGGGTTTGTTGTTGGACAACGGGTACGGGTTCGTCCACGCAGCTCTGTCCAAAATCGAGGCGCCGGTCCTGGGTATTTTCCTCATATGGAGGGCAATGAAGAGGGTATGGTGCGTGGCCTGGATACTAACAACGGCTGGTTGACGGTTGGAGAGTGGTCTTATCTCCCTGAGTGGTTGGAAGATGCTACCGAAGTGGCTGGTTTTACTGCCCCAACACAACCCACACCCCTTACTCGTGTGGAAGTGGGGCAGCGTGTTCGTGTACTGCCCCGTAGTCAGCATGGACCACACCAGGGACATGCTGGCTGGGTAAACCCCACAGCAGATATGATTGGCCAAGAGTTCACTGTTATAGAGTTGTGCGGTGAAGCTGCACGGCATGAGGGCTGGGGATATGACCCCTCGTGGCTGGAGCTGGTGGAAGAAGATCATAGCTACACCCCTGTTGCTACTCCTGTAGCTTCCCCTGAACTCTCAGTCCCTCCAATCCCTGTTACCCCTGCGGTTGCTCCTGCCGCTCGAAGCCTATCCACTTATGAGCGTGTCCAAGCTGAGGTGGATAGGATTGTTGAGGAGGCAGAGGGAGGGTTTAGCAACTATACTGTCCGTATCCCACGGATTGTAGAAGGGGCTACTCGTCGCCATGGCAGGGCCTTCACACTCTCTGCCACCAACATCACTATGATCAACGAACAAGAGTCTGTAACTGTCTCTGTACAAATCAATCGTGCTGAAACACGAGAGGTGACCGTTTAATGGATAAGCTTGTCGCAGTGTATGGAACCTTACGTCAAGGTTTTGGTAATAACTGCGTACTTGGGGATAGTGAAAAGCTGGGGTTTGATGCCCTGGCTCCTGAGTGGGAGATGTTCTCACTTGGGGGTTTTCCCGGAGTACGTCAAGGTGACAAGTCTGTATTGGTTGAAGTGTACCGTGTAACTGATGAACGAATCTCTCAGAGTTTGGATTGGCTTGAGGGTTTCCGGGAGCAAGATGCTGACTTCAACTTCTATAACAAGGCCACCATCTCCACCAAGTTTGGTGATGCAGAGATGTATATCTTAGAGGGGGCCGAATACGACGGTCATGAGTTGATTGACTGTGGAGATTGGCATGAGCACATACGTGGTGAAGCCCGGTAAGGAGCACATTGTCCGTGTTTACACAGACGAGAAGGGGGGTGGGGCTGACGAGAAGTTTTGTACAATTGAGCTGCATATGACCATCCACCACGGCCTGCCCCTTACAGCCCTCAAGGAGATTAGGGATTGGGCTGTGCTTCGGTCTAAGCGGGTTGTGAAAGACTACGAATACACTTACCGCACTAAATGTGGTGAGTATTGTGGGTATATATATCAAACTTGGTTCTTTGTAGACAATTATTTGGAGTTCTGCGAAGAGAAGAAGCCAGTAACATTGGAGGTGTGAGAGGAATATGTCAGGAATCCCGATAGATCCGAGGCTACCGTGTGATGAATGCGGGTCATCGGATGGAATACAGCTATTTCAACAAGAGGATGGGAGTGTTGATGCATTTTGTTATGCCTGCCCTGACGGTGGTAGGCCCATCCATCATGACCCTCGTGAGGGTGTGCAGGAGGCCCTTGTGGAAAAGAAACAATTAAAGAAAGACCCCACACAACAGTTGAAGGAGATAGCCACCTACCCTATCCATGCATTGAAGGATAGGGGCATCCATGAATCTACATGTGAATACTTCGGTGTTCGTGTGGCACTGAGCCAAAGCGATCGAACTACTGTGACGCACCACTACTATCCTGACACAAAGGGTGGTGTGGTGTGTGGCTACGAGGTGAAGAGGGTGGCGGATAAGGCCTTCTCTGCCGTTGGTGACCGGAAGGGAGCTGTTGAACTCTGGGGAACAACCCAAGCTAAGAAGCTTTCCGCTAAGAAGCTGTTCATTACGGAGGGGAGATGTGATGCAATGGCTCTGTTTCAGGCTATTGTGGAGAATCTACCTAAAAAGTGGAGTCACCTAACCCCGGCAGTGGTGTCTTTGACACGAGGGGCAGGTGGTGCCTTGAAGGATATCCTCAGTAATCGTGAGTTTGTTGAGAGTTTCAAGGAAGTGGTGTTGGTTTTGGATCAAGATGGTCCCGGAATTGATGCCATTCAGAAGATTTTGAAGACATTTCCAACCTTTAAGGTGGCTAAGCTCCCCATGAAGGATGCAAATGACATGCTCTTAGCTGGCCGAGGTAAGGAACTAGCCGATTTAGTTACATGGAATGCTGTTGTTGAGCGTCAAGGGCAGGTGGTGGATGTCCGAGACTTCATTGAGGATGCCCTTGTTCGGCCTGAGATGGGTATTCCTACCCCTTGGCCGAGTGTTACCAAGGCTGTTTACGGGTATCGACCACACACCATTCATATTATTGGGGCAGCGCCTTAACTTCTAGGGCCTTCAGGTAGTAATGCCTGTCGAAAAACTACGTGAATTGCTGGGAAGCCTAGAACAGGTAATCAGCAGCCAAGCTTGTGTGTAACATTTTCTGAGTAAATGCTTTAGGGTAGGTGACAGCTCAACAGTGTGTGTAAGGAGAAACCATGACACAAATCGCTATCACCGGATATGAAATGTACCTAGTCTCATCGGAGGGTGCTGTAACTAACACCAGAACCGGCAGAGTGCTTAAAGCAGAGACAACCTTTTATGGATACGCCAGGATAACAGTATCTTTTGAAGGGAAGATCAAAAGGTTTAGTGTTCACCGACTGGTGGCTGAACACTTTGTACCCAACCCAGACAATAAGCCTGTAGTTAATCACCTAGATGGTGTTAAACTGAATAACAGTGCTTCTAATTTGGAGTGGTGTACTCACTCAGAGAACCATCAACATGCCTACCTCCACGGACTAAGCCGGAAAGGGAGTGAACGCTCTTCAGCTTTATTGGATGAAGAAGCTGTACACAAAGTCTGCCAAATGTTTTGTGAAGGAATACCTAGAGGCCAGATTCTGGCCGCTGGGATACACCCTGAACTTAAGAAACATATGGTAGATAACATCCGAAGACGGCGAACATGGAAGCATGTCAGTAAATATTACACATGGGAAGGTTCAACGACTATCCCGAAAGGGAGTACCTCAGGAGCCTGAGGGAAGCGCGTAGCACCCCGAGAGGGGTGATGATATAGTCTAGTCTGCATGGGGACATGCAGGAGTTCATAAAAGAACCGGGGGAGGTTAGCGACCTCCTTTGAATATAACGAAAATTGGAAAGTCAGATCACGAATACCAGAACATTGATTGGTTAGCAAATGTACAGAACCAGCTTGTCGGGGTGTTTGATTTGGAGAACCCTCCAATGAAGACGGCCAAGAAGGTGGCATCTAAGTTTGCTGGATTGGACTACACAAAGCCCGACAGTGTGTACGAGGATGATGTTCTTCGTGACCACCTGATGCAGATGGATGGTCGTGTTCGATTTTACGATCGTGGAGCTTCCCGTGATTGGTCGGATATTCGTATTGCTATGGAGGAGATGCACCTCCTTGATGGGATCAACTTCTTCTTCCTAGACCCCCTAACAGCCCTCATCTCTCGTTTTAGTTCGTCTGAGGCGAACGATAAGTTGAATGAAATCTGCACAGACATCGCAGACTTTGTGTATAAGCACCCAGTCACGCTCTTTATCTATACCCACGTTAACCCAAAACAAAAGGGAGCTAAGACACATGAAGAGGGGGCTAGGGTGCTGAGTGGAGAGTTCACAGGGTCTAGAGCTATGGAGCGGTGGTTCCACTATGGCTGGGGTATTCGTCGGGACAGAAGTCCTGACTCTGAAGCTCCCAACACCTCTTACCTCGATATGCTGTTTGATCGAGACTTTGGGGAGAGCCTAACCTGTGAGTTATATTTTAACAAAGACAATATGTCTTATCTGGAGCCAAAGGCTCTACAAAAGAGGACACATTAATATGACATACGACTTAACTGAAATCCGAAACGTATCCTCCTTTCAAGAACGTATTGAGGAACTACTAGAAGCACAGGAAGCAGGCGACCCCATTGACGAAGAGGACATTAACACTCTCCTCCGGGATTGTGCTGACTTCTTCCGAGGAATTGCAGATGGAGAGTCTTGAAGAACTCATAGATAAATACTGCATTGGCTCTGAGGGAGCCTCTGCTTGGTGCTGGCTGGGCGATAGTCCAGAAGATATGCGATGCATAGGCTTCACTGCTAAAACCCGGCAGGAGGCAATACAGAAGGTTTTGGAGGCTATTGAGGATGCATAATGCCATAACGGATATAGAGTGGTTGCCTAAGAAGAAGGTGGTGAGGGTTGTTCGGAACGGTGCTTATGCCTTCTACACTGAAGAGGAGATGAAGATGCTTATGGGTGCGTTTGCAAAGATACTGAGGGACGGTGGAGGACTAGATGACCAAACCAATTAAAATCTACTCAGACTACATCGAAGGGTCTGCTCTGAGTCAATTCTATGATGCAATGAAATGTGATTTCGCTGTGCAAGGAGCACTGATGCCTGATGCCCATATGGGGTATTCACTTCCCATTGGGGCTGTTGTAGCAACCAAAGGTGTTGTTGTCCCAGCTTGGGTTGGATATGATATTGGGTGTGGTATGTGTGCCCTGGAGACTAACCTGAAACGGGAACAACTACTCCCTCATGCTGAGGCTCTCTCAGAAGCCATCTACAAGGCGATCCCTGTGGGCAATGCATCTCATAAGGATGAGCGGGGATACTCCTTAGACGGCCTTACAGAGGCTTCTAGAGCTATTGCTGAGAAGAGAGGTGCCCGGAAGCAGCTTGGAACCCTTGGGGGTGGTAATCACTTCATCGAGCTTGGTGCTGACGAGGAGGATAATGTGTGGATTGTCATCCACTCAGGCTCTCGTGGCACTGGACATGGTATTGCTGGCCACTACATGAAGATTGCCTCTGGCTCTAACAAGGCCAAAGAGGGTCATTACGGATTGGACGAGGACTCCTTTGAGGGCTCCCAGTATATACAAGACCTTGAGTGGTGTCTGCACTATGCCCTTCATAATCGCCGAGATATGATGGACTCCGTGTTTAATGTGTTAGAATCAACAACCGGGCTACGAGTTGATGGAGTGGGTAGCCTAATCAACCGTAACCACAACCATGCAGAGCGGAAAGGTGATCTATGGATTCATCGTAAAGGTGCAACCCACGCTGAAGAGGGTATGATGGGTGTGATTCCCGGAAACATGCGGGATGGGGCTTTCATTGTCCGTGGCAAGGGAGATCCCGAGTCTCTATTCTCTTCCTCTCATGGAGCTGGGCGTGTTCTTGGGCGCAGAAAAGCTAAAGAGTTGTTGAATGTCGAAGACTTTACTGAGACTATGGGGGGTATTGTTGCCAAGGTTGGTGCATCGACACTTGACGAGTCTCCTTTCGCATATAAAGATATCTTCCGTGTAATGCGTGAGCAGGAGGATTTGGTTGATGTTGTGGCTTACGTGAAGCCTATTGTGAATATTAAGGGGTAGAGCTTCGTGAATGTAAGAACGTTCATGGACATGTACACCATAACACGATTAGGGATCATTACCACCAAGCTGACAAGCGATATGTCAATGTGTGTGTTGAGGCTTGTGATGGGGTGCCAGTAGATTTTGAGGAGATTAGGGTAGGGGAGTATAAGCCGAAGTGCTAAAGGAGGAATAATGATTGCAATAATTAATGTTTCCGAAGAGAGGGGTGTTGCTTACTCTCGCAGAGGTGTGCAGCACTATCGAGTTCAATTAAACCAGATACCATTGACGGAATTCATCCACAAAGCTGAGGATGGTATGGCTAAGTGTTTGGAGTTGTCAGCTAAGGCTCTGGAAGGTGTGGATATTGATGAGATTGTAGATAACCACCAACTAAAGGGTTTGATAAAGCAGGCCATTGATAAATTCCCAAAGGGGTGGAGGGGATAATGCTAGTAGTTGGCGATCTTGAAGCGCCCAACCTAGATCCAGACTATATCCATTGTGGGGTGTTGATTGAGCCCAATACAGGTCAGATGTATGAATTCCATGATGAGCCCACCTGGGCCTTGGAGACCTCCATCTGGGCTCCTAGGGACGAGTTCCCTCGCTTCATTGAGAAGAGTGTCACCAACTTAGTTGGTCACAACTTCAGGGGGTATGATGTTCCTGTCCTCAAGAAGATATACAATCTGGACTATAAGGGTGTTATAACAGACACAGTGATATGGAGCCGTTGTCTCTATCCTGACCGGCCTCGGCCTGATGGATATGGAGGCAATAAGCTCCACTCTCTAGAGGCCTGGGGTTATCGTGTTGATAGAGGTAAGCCCGACTATAATGAATGGGAGGTGTTTGATGAAGCAATGCTCCACCGATGCAGGGAAGACGTTGAAATCAACCTGCTCGTCTGGCAAGAGTTGTTGTGGGAAATGTTCTGCCGGAACACAGGAGAGCCCTTCTCAACATATTGGGACTACAACCCTCCAGCCTATCCAGCGTGGATACGGATGGAAGAGCAAGTGGCATCCATCATTGATCAACAGGAACGAGATGGTGTATTCTTTGATCGTCCAGCAGCTCTACAGCTAATAGAGCAGCTTAGTGTTGTAATTGAGAGAGCCGAAGCCGCCATCCTCCCCCTCCTCCCACAAGTGGAGAAGGTGAGTATGGTTGAAAAGACCTTTCCAGCTTGCTGGGAGGAGCCTTTCACTAAGGCTGGGAAGTGGAAGTCGAATGTGCTTAAGTACTATGACGAGGCCATCCAGCATCACGAGATTGATGTGGACTCTCCTGTAGGAGAAGCAATACTCCTCAAGTGGCTGGGCAACAGTATCAAAGTGCCCCCCACTAAGAAAGTAACCCATCGCCCTATGAAGATCAAGAGCCCTCAGTTTAAAGAGTGGCTCATGGCTGAGTGTGGGTGGCGTCCGACAGAGTGGAACTTGAAAAAGGTGACGAAGAAGGAGGCTGAAGACCCCCAATCTCCGTATTTCAAGCAACAGGCTGGGAAGTTTGCTAGGGACCGTAGGGGGAAGCACGTTAAGGCGTCCCCTAAGCTCACTGAGGACTCGTATGAGTCCATCCAAGGGGGCTATGGCCCTACAGTTAAAGAGTACCTTGTAGCGTCTCACAGGGCGTCTATGGTGGAAGGCTTCCTTAACAACGTCAGGGAGGATAATACCATTGGTGCTGGTGCTGACTCATGTGGTGCTGCCACAACGAGGATGAAGCATCGCACTGTTGTGAATGTTCCCCGTACAGGCTCTCCCTATGGAGAGGAGTGTCGAGCCTTGTTCAGGGCTCGTCCCGGTAGAGTGTTTGTTGGTGCTGATGCTGCTGCTCTTGAAGCGCGGATGGAGGCCCATTACACTTATAAATATGATGATGGTGCATACGCTAAGGAGGTGTTGGAAGGTGACATTCACACTAAGAACGCTCTGGCTTTTGGCTTGGTCACTCCTGAGTTGGTGGCTGCTTACAGAGCTATACCAGATCATGATAAGCCCTCAAATGACACTGAGCGAGACATTGTTTTTAACTTCTCTTGCGGTCGTAACGGAGGTGGTGATTGCGGTGGGGGGGCTAAGGGCGCTAAATATTGTTTAACGTACGGAGGTCAAGCCCCGAAACTAGCAGAGACTCTTAACAAGCCTAAGCACGAGGGTGAGATGCACTTTGAGGCATTCTGGGAAACCAACGCCTCTCTTCGTATGTTCCGTGATGATGTAGAGAAAGAGTGGAAGGCTAATGAGGGCTGGATACAGGCCATTGATGGTAGGTGGCTTAAGGCACGTTCCCCCCACTCTTTGGTTAACCTGAAGTTTCAAAGTTCAGGCTCTATTGTTTGTAAAACTGCAACAGCCTTCTTGGCTGCTTGGATGAGGAAGGAGAAGATAGATGCACTCTTAGTGATAAATATGCACGATGAGGTTCAGGCAGACTGTCATCCAGATAGTGTGGAGCGTCTGAAGGAACTTATGTGCAAAGCGTTTGTCAAAGCTGGTGAATATTGGGGATTAGCCGTCCCAACACCCGGAGAAGCTAAATCAGGCGATAATTGGGCACGTACCCACTAAATCTACACAAGGAATACTATTTTGACACTTAAAAGACGCACTACACAACAAGAATCTACCAGCACAATTCCTAATCTCACCCCGGGAGAACATGAGGCGAGACTCGTGTACGTGGCGGATTTGGGATTACAAACTCGGGAATATAAGGGTGAAGAGAAGCCACCAGCCCAACAGATTGCTTTGGGTATTGAGATTATTGGCCAGACAATCACCCTGGATGATAAGGAGGTTCCTCGTATGCTGTGGACACGTCCTTTCAACATCTTCTCCAACCTGACAGAGAAGGGCGTGGAGCTACAATACTACAAGGTGTTTGATCCCTCTGCACAGCCTGATGGTGATGCGGATTGGGATGCTCAGATGGGTAAGCCTTGTAATGCATTCATCGTCAACACTCCTGGCCGTGGAGCCAATGCTGGCAACATCTATGACAACATTGATAGCCTAACTCCTATTCCTGCTAAGTATCAGGCTGGTGTAGGCCCTGCTCTGATTGAGCCTTGTATTGGTGATGCTGATGACGAGGAGAATGCTTGCACCAAGGCTCTGTATGGATTGGCGAAGTTTGTCTATGACAAGCGTATTGAGGAAGCTCCTGCTGCACCACAAGCTCCTGCTGGTATGCCTGATGCTGACTTTGACGATTCAGATGTGCCTTTTAATTAACCCTAGTTTGATTAGTGCTTAACAGCACAGGCTAGGGAGTGTCCTGGGTAAGACGATAAAGTGCCCCACTAATAACAAGATGTAGGAGACTATCATGTCGTCTGAGACATTATATGAAAATAGTATGTACAGAGTTGTACTAAAAGATCGACCAACACAAGACTACAATTACGATGTTGTGAACAAAAGCAACGGAGTGATTGAAGCTGAGATGAAGGCACTACCTAATGCTGTTGAAGCAGCAGAGATATTGCAGATGAAGATGGGAGAGCTTACTGGATATATTGGTGAGGATGAGGATACTGCTGGAGAGGTGGTGTATTTGGATGGGGTTGATATTAAACCAGTGAAACACTAGGAGGGGTAGGATGCATCAGAATGAAGATAAACGACAAAGCACCAGCCACCCACGAGAGTCTGGTGGTATGCGAACCTTCTTGGATGGGGATTAGCTTGGCATCCTTCCATACGAAATAGGAGCCATCTCTGAAGGGTTCCACACCCTGTCCAAGGTGACAGATAAAGTTGACCAACTGGTTGAGTTTATCTTAGAGCGTACACAGGCAACTGAATACGAACTGTTCCTCTCAGAGAAGGGTAATTTCAGACTGGACATCGCCTCTGTGAAGCAATACAAAGGCCAACGCCACCCAGACAAGCCTAAGTGGTGGCAACACATAAGGGACTATTTATATGAACATTGGGATGCCACAGCAGTGGTTGGCTGTGAGGCCGACGATATGCTCTCCATCAAGCAACGTGAGTGCAACCTCCTCGCTATCAAAAGCTGCGTCGCATCGAGAGACAAGGACTTACGAATCACACCAGGGTGGCACTACTCCTGGCCCTGTGGAGACTATCAGCCAGAGAAGCCTTTGTACCTCGTGTCTCGTATGGGAGAGCTATGGCCCAAATGGAAAGATGGTAAGAGAGGTAGAACGCTTGCCAAGCTTGGAGGTACAGGCTTAAAGTTCTTTTACATGCAATTAATCACAGGAGATTCGTGTGACAACATCCCCGGATGCCCTGGGAGGGGGCCTGCGTATGCTTACCAACTACTTAAAGATTGTGTCTCGGAAGCACAAATGTACTCCAGAATATGTGCCGCTTACAGAGAAAAATATACAGCCTCACTTGGAGAATCCAATATGGTGCAATACACCAACTGGAGAGGAGAGCAAGAGTACAAAACAATCGAAGAGTTGATATTGGAACAAGCGAGGTTGCTCTGGATGCAAACTTATCAGGGGGAGCTATGGACGCCACCTGTAGAACTTGTAAACACTTCCGTCTAGATCAGGAGGACGGGTCAACGGGACGGTGCTCTGGAATAGAGGATCACATTACTATTGACTTGGACACAGACAACTCTGCTGACAGAGGCTGTGCCTACGTCGATGATATTTGGGTTCCAGTAACATTTTATTGCAAGGGGTATAAACGTAATGTCTGAAGAAATGGTTACAATTACTAAAGCCCAGCATGATCATCTGCTGAAGAAGGACGACTGGTTGAGCTGTCTTGAACAGGCTGGTGTTGATAACTGGAGTGGATGGGACTACGCTCAGGAGATTAAGGAGGAGGAGTGTGATTAAACAGAGCGATCTGAGGTGTTTGTTTAAGTACAGGAAGAGGGATGGGGAGCTGGTCAGGCGTATCTCTACCTCACCGAACGCCCCCAAGGGATCTGTAGCAGGAACTATTAACAAAGTTAATGGGTATAGGTATATACACCTAAATGGGTCTAAAAGGACTGCACACAGGCTTGTTTGGATCTTCCACCACGGACCTATTGGAAAGGGCCTCCAAGTTGATCATATAAATGGAGTAAGGGGTGACAACCGGATTGAGAACCTCCGGCTAGCCACTCAAAGTGAGAATACTTGCAACAGTAAGCTCACTTCCAGAAATACCTCGGGATTTAAGGGGGTTTGTTGGGACAAGAAGAGGTGTATGTGGTTCGTGAGGGTCTCGGTCTTTGGCAAACCTAGGGGTTTTGGGTATTATGAAAATTTAGAGTTGGCAGCACTTGTCGCCTCCGAAGCTCGGGAAAAGTATCACAAGGAGTTTTGTAATCATGGGTGACGAGCCTTGGGATGAGTGTGGTTGGACTAAAGCGAGGTATTTTTCGTTCATAAGGTCTGCTTTGAGAGCAGCCACCATGAGATTCCCCGCTAAGCAGAAGTACCTGAACAAGGCTTGTAGGCCAGCTCCCGCTAACATGAGAGCTAAGTACGTCTGTGATTGTGAGATATGTGGAGAGGTGGTGGGCAAAAGTAAAGCTGAAGTTGACCACATCAACCCAGCAGGGAGCTTACGTTCCTATGAGGATTTACCAGGGTTTGTTGAGAGGTTGTTCTGTGGCTTTTCCAACTTCCAAATACTCTGCCCACCCTGTCATGAGATAAAGACGTTGGCCGATAGAAAGGGCCTCACCTTCGAAGAAGCCACTCAGGAGAAGGAGGTGATAGCATTTACTAAACTTCCAGTTGTAAAGCAGAAGCGTCTCCTGAAAAGGTTAGATGTGACAGCCGAAGACATGAGTAACCAAGATAAACGCACTAACGCGTATCGTAAAACCAGAGGAGAGTAGATGTCTAATTTCCGAGCTGTAGCACAACTAAACGATGCCTTTGGCAATACAGAGGTGGGCTGGGATTGGGAACGACTCCAACGTCAGTTTCATTTGATTGCAGAGGAGTTTAAGGAGAGTCACGATGCTCTCGAAGCACGAGATAAGAAGGAGGTGGTGGACGGGTGTTGTGATCTGTTGGTAACTGTGTACGGACTCCTACATCTTGCTGGGGTTGATGCTGATGCGGCTATGCGAAGGGTGTCTGCATCTAACTTCTCGAAGCTGTGTACATCTGCGGAGGTGGCTGAGAAGACAGTGAAACATTATGCCAACCTAGGAGTTAGTGTGTCCCTCCAAGGTGAGCTACCAAAGGCATACGTGGTTGTCACTGAGGACTGTCATGACATCTCTGGAAAATTCTATCCACGAGGGAAGTTCCTGAAGAGTGTTGAGTGGAAAGCACCAAGCTTTGAGGGGTTGCTATGAGTGAGAAGACGCCAGATGGTTTAGATCAACACGCCCCAGGGGCTAAGGTGGATGCAGGGAAGAATCGCCTTTCTCTGGTCTTGGAGGCTTTCTCCCGGTCCTTGTGGGCTGTTGGTGAGGTTGGTACGTTCGGTGCCAACAAATACACGGACAATGGTTGGCTTGAGGTTGAACATGCCCATGAGCGTTACACAGACGCCATGTACCGGCACTTAATGAAGGAGGCTATGGGAGAGGATATTGATCTTGATAGCGAGCTTCTACATGCAGCACACACAGCATGGAATGCTTTAGCCCGTTTAGAACTATTCCTTCGAGCAGGAGATGAAAATGAATAAGGTGTATCTGTTTACCATCCCATTCAGCAAAGACTGTATGCTCCTCAAAGGAGAGCTTGCCCGAGTTGAGGGTGGGCTAGAGATTGAGGAAGTGAAGTTTCGAGATGACAACCTAGAGCCTACAGAGTTAGCCCAGAAGTTTGGAGTGAGGGGAGTGCCTACGCTGGTTAAGGTGAATGAGCATGGTACTGTGACGGAAGCTCTGGCGGGATATAAGTACACTCGTGGAACCTTTGAAAAGTTCCTTGAAGCATGACCACGGTTGCCGTGACTAAAGTCACAGGGATGGATTTGGCTCGGAAGGCTTGTGAGGCCACTATGCATGGGCAAACCTCAAGCGTGTCTTTGGGGCTGCTTGCTAAATGTGAACACAGTCCTCTCCGTACTCAGCTATATTGGGTGGAGTTTAAGAACATCCCAACCTTTGTCTCTGTCCACTTTGTCCGACACAAGATTGGTGTTGAACACTTTGTGAAGAGTATGCGGGATGATCTCTACATTGACTCAAGTGTTCCTGTAGACCGTAACACGCCAGTTAACCATTGTATGTTGATCAATGCACAGGCTCTGATCCAGATGTGTCGGAAGCGGCTGTGCTACAAGTCACACGTCTCTACTGTGGCAGTGTTCAGGCGATTGGTGAGGCGGTTGGTTGAGGCTGAACCAGAGCTTAAACCCTACCTCGTTCCAGAGTGTGTTTATCGAAACACGTATTGTCCTGAGCCTAGAGAATGTAGGCCAGGCCTTATTAAGGTGTGTAATGCTTATGCAGAGTAGGGTGGGGTCTGCTGTAGAACAGGTGCTGAACATTGGCTCTGGGTTCTTCATCTCCCTCCTCCTGTGGTCTTTCATAATCGTCCCTGTGTGGGACTTGGATGTTTCTATGAATGACAACCTCACCATTACAGGCATCTTTACAGTGGTGTCTGTGGTAAGAGGGTATGTGTGGAGGAGGTTTTTTAATAAATACAATTTCTTCAAAAGAGGTGATATGTAATGAACATCAACTGGACACACCCACTCGTATGTGGCAACCCATTCCTGATGCCATTCATGTGGCAGATGGGGATTATGCAAACATTGATGGAGGCACAATATGTTGGCATCGGCTCTGGATCTAGCAAGCAGCGTCATCTGGCTGGCAGCAGCACTGGGGACACTGGGGGCCGTAGGGCTCCTCATCCTCCCCTATCTGTGGTCACAATGGACGGAGGCTAAGTATGGTATGGATGTTGAGGGAGAGCTCTACCAATCTGTTGTAGATGCCTTAGAGGAGGCAGAGGGTAGGGCTATTGATATTGTAATTCGTCCTAAGGAGACTAAAGATGTTTCTGAATGAGGGTGAGATTAGAGCAATTAAGGAACAAGTCCTCTCAGACATAGAGGAGGAGGGAGAGGACGGTAATTGGGAAGACGGTTGGGACTCAGGAGCTGAGTACGTCTTAAGTCTTTTCCTGAAAGCTGCTAAAGCACATAAGGTGGACACTAAAGATGAAGGCTAATCTTGTTGGGAGGGATTTCGTGATGGGGGATCTGCACGGTCATTGGGATTTACTCCAGACCTCCTTAAAAGACCTCCACTTCGACAAGAGCGTAGACCGGCTGTTCTCCACAGGAGATCTTATCGACAGGGGTCCAGAATCTGCCAAGTGCCTAGACCTTATCTATGAGAACTGGTTCTTCTCTGTAAGGGGTAATCATGAGGATATGATGATTAAAGCCCTCCTCAACAGGGATGAGGCAATGGCTACCTGCTGGTATATGAACGGGGGTATGTGGTCTTTTGAGGAAGACCCTGCTTTACTGGAGGCCGTGGCCAGAGATGCAGCTAGCAAGATGCCCCTCTACCTGCAAGTGGGGGACTTTGGCATTGTCCATGCTGAACCCCCAAAGGATTGGGAGCAAGTGGGAGTTCAAGCAGAAGAGACGACACTTTGGGGGAGAGACATCCTCTCTGCCGGGGTTGGCTTTGAGATTGAGAACATCTCAAAGGTGTACGTTGGACACACACCTGTCAAAACACCTAGGCAGTTGGGGAACATTATGTTTATAGATACGGGAGCTTTCCATACAGGGAAACTCACCATACTGGAGATCCCGCATGAGTAGGTATAGAGAGAAGAATCCACAGCTAGAGCGCATCCAACTTGAACCTCGTAGTGAACACCAACGAGAATACGTTCAGTCCATCAACGAGCATGTAGTGACTGTGGGGATGGGGTTTGCTGGGAGTGGCAAGACGTACATTGCCTCTACACTAGCAGCTCAGTGGAAAGTGGGGATTAAAGACAGCACCATCATCCTGTGTCGTCCTAACGTCTCAGACAGCAAATCTATTGGAGCCCTCCCCGGAGATACTCTGGAGAAGATGGCTCCTTGGATTCAACCCTACACCCAAGTGTTAAAGCAGCATCTGGGGGTGGATAAGGTTGAGGCTGATATGAGAAAGGGTCGTATTGAGGTGTGTGTCTTTGAGCACATGCAGGGACGAACCTTCGATGATGCTTTTGTAATCCTTGACGAGGCTCAACATACAGCTCCCAAAGAGATGGAGATGTTCCTGAAGCGTATTGGCGAGAACACCAAGGTGGTGATTGCTGGTGACATCGCTCAGGCTCGTCTAGGAGGTAAGAGTGGCCTGAAGATGCTCTTAGACATGAGGGATGATAGACTGGTCCCTGAGGTGAAGGAGTGGATAGGGTTTGTTGAGTTTGATAACCCAGAAGATATTGTACGAAGTGAATTCTGTCGTGGAATCACCCTAGCTTTCGATAGATACCATACAGCAAGAGGAGACTGATATGTGGTTTAAGAGTAAAGAACGTCCCACCCCTAAGCCACTCCTAGTGGTTGAGAAGGTTGACCGATACATGGTTGATGGTAGGATGTTTGGAGAGGAGGCTGCTGCTATTGACTATGCAGAGAATCATGAGCGGAGAGTGTCACTGGCTAACGAGCTTTCGTGGGCAGTTACAAGCCTGCGTCTAGGCTCTCGTTGTAGCGGCTCTGAGCTTTATGATGTCATCACCTACCTAGAAACAAAAACATCTATTGAGGAGACTAAATGAGCACAAACTTACCAACAGATTACCAATCATTCATATATACAAGTCGTTATGCACGGTGGGTTGAACCACTAGGACGACGAGAGTATTGGCCTGAGACTGTAGCACGATACCTTGACTACTTCGAAGATCGTATGCAACGCTACAACAGCTTCACACTACCCTCAGAGACGAAAGAGGAACTACGTGAGGCAATCACCAACCTTGAGGTGATGCCCTCTATGAGGGCTCTCATGACCGCTGGTCCTGCCCTTGAGAAAGATAACATGGCTGGATTCAACTGTGCATATGTGGCTCTTGAGGGTGAGGGTAAGAAGGTGGAGGTGGAGCATCCTGACCTAGACGAGAAAGTCACCATCAACATCTGTAAGCCTATCGACTTCGATGAGATTATGTATATACTCATGTGTGGCACAGGGGCTGGATTCTCTTGTGAGAGGCAGTTTGTTGCTAACCTACCTAAGATTGGCAAGAAGCTAAATCGTCGAATCTACATCAGGAACAAGACCAACTACCCTGGTGTAGAGAAGGATGAACTCTCTACTCTTAACAAAGACTCCAATACAATACTTGTCTCTGACAGCAAGTATGGGTGGGCTTCTGCACTTCGTATCCTAATTGTGGAGCTGTACAATGGAAATTTTGATATCAACTGGGACGTTAGTAGTATACGTCCTGCTGGTGCTCGGCTCAACACTTTTGGTGGCCGAGCGAGTGGACCAGAACCGTTGGTCGATCTCTTCACTTTCGCAAAGGGTATGTTCCAGAACGCAAATGGGCGTAAGCTCACCTCGATTGAAGCGCATGATCTGGTGTGCAAGATTGCGGCTATTGTTGTGGTTGGTGGGGTACGTCGGAGTGCTCTTATTAGCCTCAGCAATCTTAGTGATGAGAGGATGAGACATGCCAAAGATGGAGCTTGGTGGAATGATGAGCCTCAACGGGCTCTAGCCAACAACTCAGCTTGCTACACAGAGAAGCCTGAGATTGGAACTTTCATGCAGGAATGGGTTGCTCTTTACAACTCTAAGAGTGGTGAGCGAGGAATCTTTAACCGTGAAGCCTCAGAGAAGAAGGTGTTGGAAAATGGAAGACGAAAGGGTGGCTTTGATTGGGGTACTAACCCATGCTCCGAGATCATCCTGCGGTCTAAAGAAACTTGTAACCTTTCTGAAATTGTTGTCCGAGCAAGAGACACACTTGACGAGCTCCAGCGAAAGGTTAGGCTCGCAACAATCCTTGGAACCATCCAAGCCACCCTCACAGACTACAAATACCTGAGCCCTAAGTGGAAAGAGAACAACGAGGAAGAAGCTCTTCTTGGTGTGTCTATGACAGGTATTATGGACAATCCAATCACTAACGGTATGATCAGCCGAGATGCATACCTGTGTGCTCAACTATGTGGTGATGAGGGGCTCTACCTAGATGGTACCCTCACCAAACTCAAGGGGGTGGCAATTGAAACTAACAAAGAGTGGGCAGAAAAGCTTGGCATCAATCAAGCTGCTGCAATTACAGCAGTCAAACCAAGTGGAACCGTGTCTCAGCTCGTGGACTCTGCCTCTGGTATCCATGCTCGTCATAATCCATACTATATTCGGACTGTAAGGGGCGATAAAAAAGATCCTCTAACACAATTCATGGCAGCAGCAGGATTCCCTATCGAGGATGATTGGATGAATGGAGAGACAACTGCTGTCTTCTCGTTCCCAATGAAGAGTCCTGATGGCGCTGTATGTCGTATGGACATGACAGCCATTGAGCAACTCAGCCTGTGGATGAACTATCAACGGTATTGGTGTGAGCACAAACCTTCAGTGACAATCTCTGTCAAAGACCCTGAGTGGATGGAGGTTGGTGCTTGGGTGTATGAGCATTTTGATGAGTGTTCTGGTGTATCCTTCCTGCCCTTCAGTGATCACACATACCAACAGGCCCCCTATCAAGATTGTACTAAAGAGGAGTATGAGGCCTTCTTGGAGCAGATGCCTGGAGGTGTTGACTGGACAATGCTGAGTTCGTTTGAGAAGGAGGACACCACGAAGGGTACACAGGAGCTGGCATGTTCAGCGGGAGTGTGTGAAATTGTCGATATCTAATCAACCGATGTTATATGTTGTCGAACACAGGTCTGATATAAATAGCCTACTCTCCTCCCATGATATAGATCAGGTGAGTGGGATATATAAGTATTACTCCGGGAGGTATGGACTTGATGTGGTTATTTGTGAGGCTGGTGAGTTGAGAGACACTATCTGTGGCCACGCCTTCAGTCTTGTCATATTCTACGAGGGTTTATTTTCTGCCCATCAGATCAACTACGCCCTGAGCCGAGTGAGGAGTGTTAAATGAGTAATGTACCACATAGACTAATATCAGACATCCGAGACGCCTTGTGGAGTGCTCAGGAAAACACACAACTCCTTCTTGAGGATCATCTGCTAAAATATGGAGACCTCTCCACAACCAAGAATGATAGTTGGCTGAGGGGTTACTATGAAGATCTGGCTGAGTTCAAAAGGCTTGACGAGCAGCTATTGGAGTATTATAATGAGTAGGTCCCGAGAAGCTCAGGATAAGATTAATGCACGAAGGCGGGAACTGTGGCCTACCTCAGGCAGGGTTAACATCCGTAAGTATGAGAAGACTAAGAAAGGTTTCTTAGTGAGGGGCTACCGGAACATGCAGTCTAGGGTTGAGGGTGTACAACACTTGAAGGCTCACCTTTATGTAGGCAAGAGCTTGCTGAGTAGAGAGGCGTTCTACGACTGGGCCTTAAACCACTCACCAGAGTTCCACAGCCTATTTGAGGTTTGGGAGTCCAGCGGGTACGACCGTAGACTAACCCCCTCTGTAGACAGGGTGGAGTCTAGTAAAGGGTACGAGTTAGGTAATATGGAATGGGTGACTCACTCTGAGAACTCTCGTCGAGGCTCCCTATCAAGAGCTTCCACGCCAAGTTACAAACTTAGTGATGATAATTTGCTTGCCATACGGCAAGCTTATGGCCGGGGTGGTTGGAGTATGCAACGGCTCGGAGACCTCCACAAGGTATCCTCGGCGACGGTATTTAAAGTTGTACACTTTAAGTATAAGACGGAGGTGCTATAGTGGAGCATGTATTCATACCAGACTGTCAAGTGAAGCCTGGGGTTAATACAGACCACATCCTAGCAGCAGGCAAGCTTATTATTGGCCGTAAGCCTGATGTTGTGGTTGTAGGTGGGGACTTTTGGGATATGGAATCCCTCTCCACGCATACTCCTGCGCAGAAGATTGGCTATGAGCATCAATCCTATATGAAGGATTACAAGTCTGGGGTTGATGCTATGGAGCTACTGCTTGGCCCCATGAAAGAGTATAATGCTAGGCAGAGGAGGAATAAGAAGGCCCCTTACAGACCCCGCTTAGTTCAGGTGACTGGCAACCATTGTTATCGTGTAGATAGGTTGCTTGAGCAGAACACAGTCCTGGCAGGTGCGCTTCCTCGTGTGGAGCATTACCTCCTCTCCCAAGGCTTCGAGGTGTATCCCTACAAGATTCCAGTGAAGATTGATGGGATCACTTACTGCCACCTATGTCCTCAAACCAAATCTGCTGGCGCTGTAGAACGAGCCCATCTCATTATGCAGAAGCGTAATGCTTCTTGGACCGTGGGGCATAGTCAGATGCTTGATTACTTCGTGAGTCCACATGAGCCTCGTCTCCAGTGTATTATTGCTGGAGCCTTCTACACTCATGATGAGGGGTATAAGGTGGGGAGTAATGACCATTGGAGGGGTCTGGTGTACAAAACCAATGTTGTTGACGGGACATACGATGCTGAGTTCATCTCGATCGATGGCCTGCTAGAGAGGTATTGATGGCTAAAGTAAGGTTCATTGATGAGAGGGTGAGAGCAGATCACCCTGAAGTGTTTCGTAATGACCCCACACTAGGGGGACTGGCAATGGAGCAGGTTTTGGATTTAGGATTGTATAACACAGCACAATCATTTGTTAACATGCACGAAGAGAAGGGACGAGAGGCAGCTCTGTTGTGGTTTGTCTCAAAGGTGGGGGCTGAAGATCAAATCAAAGCAGCCCCTTACATCAAAGTGGCTTTTGAAAAGATTGGCTATCGTTTTAACGAGGGGAAGGGTGTATGAAGTGTTTGAAATGTAATACAGGCAAGGTTGTGAACAAGGCAGATACATACGGCGTTAAGCGTACTTGTCAAGGCTGTGGTCATACGTGGAATAGTTTACAAGACCTTGAAGCGCTTGCTGCACCCACCATCACCCTCTCCGAAGCTAAGGCACAGGAGCCAGAGTTCATCGGTGTACGTCCATACGTGCCAGAAGCTCCTGTAAGCTCCTCTGAGAGCCTTTTGGAGGCAGGGAGTACAGAGCCAACCCCTGAGGCTAAGAAGCCCACACGAGGTAAGACACGAGCTAAGAAGGGAAGCTAATGGATACGCCGCATTGGTTGATTGAGCAATATGCTGATGCGGCCTTTTACCTTTACGGGTAGAGGGCCGAGCAAGACAACACAAAAGAGGGGAAACGAATTGATAGATGAAACGCTATTCAAGCCAGACAGCCAAGGTAAGACACGAGTCTGGAGCATCCGAGTAGAGGGAGACACATTCATCGTCTCTCATGGAATCAAAGATGGCAAAATACAAGAGAAAGAAACAAAGAACTATCCGAAGAACGTCGGACGATCCAACGAAGTGTCAGCAGAAGCCCAAGCAGTCAAGGCTGCAAAGGCTAAGTGGACACATCAGAAAGATCGGAAGGGTTATGGCCTGTCCACGGAGGAGGCGGTTGTTAATAAGCTCCCGATGCTTGCTCTGGACTACCATAAGCATGGCCATCGTATTGTCTACCCTGCTGGTGTGGAACCGAAGCTTGATGGCATTAGGGCCTTTCTAACCCGAGAGACAGAAGATCTAGTGAGGGTGACATCACGGACAGGTAAGGATATTGACACACTCCCCCACATCGCTCGATGGGCTTTTGAGAACATGGAGCCAGAAACCACCCTGGACGGAGAGATCTATCTACACGGCAAGGAGTTGGAGGACATCTCCTCTGCTGTTAAGAAGACTAATGAGCTAACGCCCGAGCTTGAGTTCTGGGTATTTGATATTGGTATGACGGGGTTGGACAACGGGGGACGAAGGGCAATCCTTAGCGTAGGTCTTGTGCCCTCTGGCCCTATTAAGTTGGTGGAAACTAAGCTCGTAAACTCTGAAGAGGAGATGAAGACCTACCACAAAGCCTATGTGAATGCTGGCTTTGAGGGTTGCATTATTCGTAACCGGGATGGCATGTACAAGTTCAATCATCGTAGTCCTGACTTGCAGAAGTATAAGGATATGCTAGACTCGGAGTTTATCATTGTAGACACCATCCCCGACAAGGATGGGAATGTTAAGTTCGTCCTAGCATACGACGGAGGCACCTTTCCCTGTGTTAAAGTAGGGAACAAGGAAGAGAATACTAAGAACTATCTTGGTAATAAGGATATCATTGGCAAGCGGATGACTGTGCAGTACCAGAAACTGTTCAGAGGTACAGGTTGTCCAGAATTCCCTATTGGTAAAACTATTAGAGACTATGAATGATGTGTGAAGAAGATTGGGGTGATTAGATATGGCTAAAATTAAGAAACCAAAACCCAATCCTAAACCGAGGCCTTACTAATGGCTAGGGGCGATACCTATACCGCAAAGAAACCTTGTAAGCGTGGGCATGAGCCACTTAGGTACGCCTCTAATCGAAAATGTGTGGCATGTTGTACACAGTATGAGAGGGCTAAGGTAGAGAGGTTGTGTGATCACTGTGGAGAGTCTTTCCAATCTAGGCAGGATTTTCCCAGTAAGTATTGCTCAACTAAATGCAAGGACGCGGTGAGGGGCCTTAAGTACCAAGAGCAGAAAGCATCTAGGTACAAGGAGAGGTTAGCCAGAAGGGATCATATGAGAGCTGTTAAACTGAAAAAGGGTTGTGAGGTGTGTGGTTACAACTCTCATCCTTCGGCCCTTGAGTTTGACCACATAGATCCTGCAACAAAAACATACAGCCCCTCATACACTATCAGCTTATCTTGGGGAGCTATGCTAGAAGAGATAGCCAAGTGTAGAGTTCTCTGCGCTAACTGTCATGCAGTTCACACATATAATCAAAGAGAAGGTACAGAGTATGGCGCATAAGGCGAAACGGGATTTTGCTCAAGAAAGGAAAACTGCAATTGCTAGAAAAGAAACCGGAGTCGGGAGTAAGAGCGGTGATGCCACTAGACATCGAGCCAGACGTAAAGTGGAGAATGAGCGTGGACCAATCCCCAAAGGAAAAGAAGTTGATCACAAAAAGCCTCTCCGCTCAGGAGGAGGCAATGGCTCTTCTAATCTCCGTGTCCGAGGAGCTTCTGCGAACAAGGCAGCAGGTGGACGAGCTGGAAGCAAGGCTGGGAAATCTAGAGGCGGAAAGAAGGGTGGCTCCAAGTAACTCACCCACAACTTGGGAAGAGTTAGACAAATTCTATCCACTGAGGGGGATTAAATGCAACCGGATATCTATGGACAGCACTTCTACAGCCCATTCTGGGGAGAATGGTTCATCTACACCAAAGCAGAAGTAGAGTGGGGCGTATGAAGCCCCTCTTAATACTATTCTTATTAGTTGGGCTAACAGGGTGTGTCACACAACCCACTAAGCCAGCTCCTAAAGCCTGTCCCCCACGAGTGATAAATGGGGAGTGGGTGAGGGAGAGTGTTTGTAAGTCCTACTTACTGCTCAAGTGGAGTGATGGTAAGCAGGTTCCTTTCCCAGTCCCATATGAAATTATGTGTGGGGATTCTATTTAACAGGCACAAAAAAGGCCCGGCCTTCTCAAAGATTCCGAAAGGAGTCTCTGGGAGGGTCGGGCCTTTTTGCGTTTCTACTACTTAGATTTTAAGCTTAAGCAGTCACTGCAATAGCTGCTGAGGTGAGCAGGTTGATGGCGCTAGATAGACGCCAGTTCTGCTCAGTGCCGTCGTCTTTCCAGACTAGGCTCACCATATCACCAGTAACGGTCAGTGGGATGGAAGTGCCATCCTTGAAGTTAGCAGGAGTGATGGTGCCTACACCGGTATCAGCGGTTTTAACACACAGGACAGTTGCACCATCTACAGTACCATCAGCCAGAGTGTGGGCACGGGAGATAGAAGAGATGTCACGAAAGAACGTGTCATCAGCTACGCCGATAGCAGTGGCAGCATCTACGCCAGTGGCCAGAGTCATCTTGACAGCGGCAGTGAGCATATCGTTTACAAGTGCAGAAGCACTAGAGACATTATAAGACATTATAAATTTCCTTGATTAATTAAGCGAGAACTGGAGTAGCAGCACTACCCGTTGCACCATTGTAGAGAGCCACTGCAACCCAGTTGGTATTATCCCAAACCAGTTCAGCAATATCCCCTACAATTGAAAAGGTGATAGTAGTACCACCATCTAGATTGACAGGAGTCAGAGTCGCATCACCTACATCAGTGGTGAATTGAATCCTCTTCATCTGCCCTACCTCAGTACCGTCTGCTAGTGTAATAGCAGAGGCTGTGGTAGTCACCACACTAGTGTAGTAAGTTGCAACACTTACAGCACCAGCATCAGTTCGCACTTCTCCCGCAACAGGAAAGATTGTAGCCTTTTGTTTGACAATAGCGTCAAGCGCTTTAACACTCGTACTCGTTCCTTCGGGGTCATAACCAATCTGGTCTGCCCCGATCTTAGCCTTTGGACGCGCCATGCTTAATTCCTCTTCACATATATGTTAATATCAACGTTGAATCTCTATACAATAACACATCGCTATATATAGCTGTTAGGTTATGTGCCTTGCAGTTCGTGACCTTGGGCGGTTAACGTAAATACAGTGTTGCCTGCCAAAAGATTGTCCTGTATCACGATCTGTAACTCCTCCCCCAGAGAACCAACCAACCTAATAACAACACCATGCTTAGACTGGCCACCCCAGGTGAGGCGACTCACAAGCCCTGGTGTGGTGTTTCCCCCTCTAGGGTCTAGGAACTGATGATCAAACCCCTCCTTGATGAAATCTGAGTTGTCCTTAAAGTTAAATAGGTTTCGGAACGTCCCATCACTCTTCTTCACCCTAATCACACAACCGTTTGCTAATGCCGTTTCAGACCCAAAGGTAGTGAAGTCCATTGTCCCTCCAACCGCACCATGCATCTCCAATTGTATTCTCACTATATCACCAGACTGTGTAGGTCCGGGGAGTACAGAAAACACCACTGGTGTCGCAGACCCATTAACAAGCAGGCTTGAAGATGATGCCAGAGCAGTATCTGTTGTCAGGTAGATGGCATTAACAGGCATATCTAAGGTGATTACATTAGTCGAAACAATTAACACTTTAGATTGCATAAAAACGCCAGTACCCACCTTGGCCAGCTCTATAACCTCCCCCACAACTACACCGTGTCCTCCCACCAAAGTGATGGTCCTATCTTCCACTGCTGTATCCGCAGCTAAGGTGACCGGAGCCCTTGTCTGGAGGAAGGGTACAGTGAGCACAGGGGTGGTTTGATCCTGAATAAAGGTTGCCATCCCCACAGCGCCTCTGTCAGAGGTTTCTATAACGTTTGTGGGGAACCCCCTTGTGAAGAATTTATTATCAGCCATACATCCCCCTTATACGTTGCCAGAAATGAATAGTTGGTAATGGGTGGCTACTGTGACGCCTGATGCCGTCGCCCTAAACTTTGTGCTATTCTCCACCTCAGACCCCTTGTCTGTAAGATCCGTGGCTGTCAGTGGGCTCCCTGTGGTGATGGTTGTCCACTGTAGAGTGGCTTCATCAAAGCGCTCCAACACAACAGTTCCAGCCCCAGGGGTTGCTGGAGTCCCAGCCGCGTCCGAATAATACCTGCACCCCAACTTAAACGAGATTAGGTGTGATGCGACATTAACGGAGATGACGTTCCCCACTACATCAATGTCGGAGGAGTATAGTCTGTGTCTGTTTGTGTGATCTACAAATCTTGTCATTTCATCTTTCCTCTATCTTCTTTGTTACCGGCTAGTATTACTTATCTTCTCCGTAATAAGATTCTTTTACGGAAGCTACCAGTTCATCATCCATCTTATTGTCTGTGTGTTTTACGAAGCGTTCCATTAAGCCAAACATCAGTTTAGCCAACACTTTCTCTGCCAGAAAGGCTGTCAAGAGGTTCATTCCGATGGTGCCAAGCACCTTGACTAGGATAGCCATATGTGTATCTCCTAAATTATTATTGCCAGAAGGCAGAGATGTCACCCCATTGGAAGGTAGCCACAGCAATCAGTGTGCCAACCACAGCTTTCACAAGGAATTTGTAGCGGCATATCTCGCTCTTTATCTCTGATAACTCCGCCTTCATCTCCCCCCGCTCTTGGCGAGAGTGCCTTATGTGGTCTGTAAGCATATCTTTTATTACATCCATCTGCCCACTCACATAGTTATCGTTCTTTCGTCTGTCTTCTGTCATGGCGTATAAGTAAAAATGCTACTTCCTCGTCTATTGGCTACAGAGAAGTGCATCCAGCTTATCCCTAGTTCCAGCTCTCTGATGAAAGGAAACTCCTCGGGGTGGGCTAGGATATGCTCTCTAACGTCCTCAGATGCTTCCTGAGGGAAGATACAGTCAAATG